ATTACGCTTGGCAGTGCTGAGGATGGGTATCAGACCTTTGCTGATGCTGGGGTAGCTAATGCAGATGTAGTTCGTTACATTATTGAAGATGGTAATAACTTTGAAATAGGCACAGGCACCTATACAAGCTCTGGCACCACCCTATCACGCACCGTAAGCGAGAGCAGCAACTCAAACAATGCCATTAACCTTAGCGGCTCAGCGACTGTGTTTATCGGGGCTACGGCTGAAGATATCCCTGCGCTTTATGCTGAGAATACTACTCTTAGTGTAGTTGCTCCAATTGCTACAGGCAACGACTCTATATCCCTTGGTTCAGATGCAAACTCAAGCGGAACAGATAGTATTGCAATTATGAACGGTAATGCTTCTGGGATGAGTAGCCTTGCCGCCGTTATAGCAAATAACACAACAACATATGGGGCGCAGGGATCAGGCTCAATTTCGATTGGAACTTTGTCGAAGGCCACAGCCATTGCAGGTACGGCTGTTGGCTATGGAGCCACTTCCACCCATGTGGCGGCAAGTGCTTTTGGTACTTCGGCTACTACGACAGCAACTAATCAGATTGCATTGGGCGGTAGCGGTATTACAGCAAGAATATCTGGTGCTTATAACCTGCCAACATCAGACGGTACTAACGGGCAGGTACTTACCACAAATGGTTCTGGCGCTGTTACCTTTGCAGATGCTGGTGGTGGTGGTGACCCTGATCTTTACAGAGACAATGCCTCCTCTGCCACAACGCCCTCGGCGACTGGTTCAAATGCCGTTGCTATAGGATCTAATTCTGTAGCTTCTGGCACAGATAGCTTGGCTCTTGGCGCTTATGCTAATGCGACAGGCTTTAGAGGCATTGCTGTTGGACGTTATGTCTACGCCACCTCGACAGGGTCAAATGCTTTTGGGGTTAATGCCTACAGCGCAGAGCAGGACACAATAGCTCTTGGTAACTCCAGAGCATTTGGAGGTGCAAACGCATTTGCATCAGCCATTGGTAATAACACTACAACTTATGGCGCAGGGCAAGCATACGCCTTGGCTTTGGGGTTTGTTGCAAAAGCCCATAACGCCAACTCAATCGCAATCGGGCGAAGCGCTACTGTGACACATGACGATAGTGTGGCTCTGGGCCGAAATGCAGCTTCATCGGCAGCTAACCAAATCACACTAGGAAGTTCATCTGATAGTGTACGCATATCTTCAGTCTTTACTTTACCAACATCTGCTGGTTCGGCCAATCAAGTGCTTACAACTGCTGGCGATGGAACGACAAGCTGGGCGGCTGCTAGTGGTGGTGGCTCACCTGATTTGTTTGCTGAGAATTACACTAGTGGCACAAAGCCAGCTACTACAGGAACGAATGCGGTTGCGATTGGGAAGGGTAGTTCAGCGGCGGGAACTGAGGCCATTGCCATGGTTGACGGGACAGCAGATAGTCAAGACAGTTTTGCTGTTGGAGGCATCGTTCAATCTGCTATTGGTGGTTATGCGCTAGGCAAGTCATCACAAGTTTACAGCCAGTATGGCTTGGCGCTTGGTAAATCAGCTTTGGTTACAGCAGCAACGGATGGAACAGCTGTTGGTGTGTCTTCTGTGGCAGGGGCCAACTCAGCTGTGGCGTTTGCTAAGTCAAGAGCATCAGGGGCTGATAGTTTGGCTGGGGCTATAGCCAACAACACAACATCCTACGGCGCTACTGGTGCTAATAGTATCGCCCTTGGCGATCGATCCAAAGCCAGTGGCTCAAGGGGAATTGCCATTGGCGGTTACGGCGCATTGGCGAGTGGTACATCGTCACTAGCCTTTGGTTATCAGGCGACAGCTAATCAGACTTATGCCTCTGGATTTGGTTATGCCTCGAAAGCCTATGGTGCGTACAGTTGGGCTGGAACTGAAAGCCATGCGTCAGGTTCTAAATCAGTAGCCCTTGGTCTTGGTGACACAAGCACATCGTATGGCGCACTGCACGACAACGGCGTGGCCCTCGGCTATCAAGCTACAACAAGTGCGGCGAAGCAGATTGCTCTTGGCTCAAGCACAGCGCAAGTCAAAATTAGTGGTGCTTACACCCTACCAACATCAGACGGCACAAACGGTCAAGTGCTGACCACAAATGGCTCAGGTGCTGTTACGTTTGCAGATGCTGGCGGTGGTGGTGGTGCAGACCTTTATATTGCTAATCCTGTAAGCGCCACTAACCCAACGGCGGCGGGTGATAATGCCGTGGGTATTGGCGATGGGGCAGATGCTACGGGCAATGATAGTATTGCCATTGGGACGGGCACTATTGCTGGTTTAGATAGTGTGGCTATTGGTTTAAATGCTGCTAGTGGTACTACCACAGGTTCATATAATACCTCGATTGGTAGATCTGCTGCTATATATCTGACAACGGGCAGCAATAATACTGCTGTTGGACGTAGTGCATTGCAGGGTTCTAACCTAGATAAAGTAACTGGCAGCAATAATACTGCGGTAGGTCACGGCGCAGGGTCTAAAAATGCAGGTGGTAATAATAATACATATCTTGGTACAGATGCGGGTAATGCTATTACTTCAGGCAGTAGTAATACATTTATTGGATATAATGCTGATGGGGCAGCATCTACAAGCCAACAGACAGCATTAGGTTATCAGGCAGCAACCGCTGGTACAGAAGCTATAGCTATAGGTAACTCTCGTGCTGGTGGAATAGGTACTTTTGCTGCACAAATTGGAACAAATAGCAGTTCTTATGGCGCAATAGGTAACTCAGGCACAGCTATTGGTGGCCTTACAAAAACTACAGGTTTAGACTTTGTGTTTGGCAGAAGCAGCATTGCTTCAGGTGGGTCTGGCTCTTTGAGTTTAGGCATGGACAACACTAGCTCTGGCGCAGGGGCTGTTACACTGGGCAAAGATAACACCGCTAGTCACACAGACGCCGTAGTAATTGGTCAGGGAGCATCCTCTTCAGCCGCAGATCAAATTACTCTAGGCCACACAGATCAGACAGTCAGAATTTCTAGTGCTTACACCCTACCAACGGCTGACGGCTCTGCTAATTATGTACTGACCACAAACGGCAGTGGGGTTGCCTCTTGGGCGGCTGCGAGCGGTGGTGGTGGTGGTGACCCTGATCTTTACAGAGACAATGCTTCAAGTGCTGTAACGCCAACGGCGAGTGGAACAAATGCAGTAGCTATTGGCTCAGGGGCAGTAGCAAGCGGTACTTTTAGTTTTGCCTTTGGCTCAAGCGGCTCAAATGCTGCAATTGCCAGCGGTTCACAATCGATCAGTATGGGTTCATATTCCAGAGCCTATGGTTCAACGTCGATAGGTGTAGGTTATGCAGCAGAAGCAAGTAGTGGGGCAAGCGGTGGAGTAGCACTTGGTCAAAATGCTCGTTCAGCAGGAAGTTATGCTGTTGGCCTTGCAAATTCCAGAGCATCTGGTTCAAACAGTTTCGCAGCAGCCATCTCAAGTAATTCATCAAGCTACGGGGCTACTGGTTCTGGGGCCGCTGCAATAATGAATTGGGCAAAAGCAAGCAGTAGTAACAGCGGTTCATTTGGTTTTGGAGCAAATGCCACTAATTCAATGGCTTATGCTTTTGGCGCTCAAACATTCGCCACTGGAAACTCTTCTGTTTCTCTTGGTCGTAACTCTTTAGCTTCTGCAACGTATTCAATCTGTATTGGGAACGCTGGTCAGAATAATATCCAGTCATCTATTAAGTTTTCTGGCAGTCAGCATGCCAATCAGGGTGATGCTCAAATTGGCTTATATCCATTGATGGCTGATACAACTGATGCCACTGCCACTGCAATGGTTACAAATCACCAAACCACACCAGGTGCGGGTACTGCTAATCAAATCGTTCTACCCAACAACAGTGCTTACGCTTTTCACGGCACTATCGTAGCACGTCAAAAAGCAGGGGATGGTACAGCTTGTGCAGCATGGAAAGTAGAAGGTTTAATACGTAGAGAAGCTAATGCTGGCACAACAGTTTTGGTCAACTCAGCAACCACTGTTCTAGACAATACACCTAACTGGGGCATGGCACTATCCGCTGACACAACTAACGGTGGTTTAAAAGTACAAGTTACTGGTGCAGCATCAACCAATATCAGATGGACTACTAGCATTACCACATCTGAACTAACTTACGCCTAAAAGGAGAAATCAAATGGCTATTCAACACAACATCGAAGAAGGTGCAAGTCAGTACGGCATAGCCTTCAACAACGCATACTACCGCATTGTGACAGCGTCTGTCAGCCGTCAACGTGGAACTGATCCAAAGTTTATGGTGATGATTGACTTGTCAGCATATGCTACAAGCTCACCTGATGATGACACTCGTGAGGTGGCGTTCTTACGGTTCAACGCAAACCTGACTGACATCGAAGCTGCATCTGGCTCAACATTCTTAGACAAGTGCTATGCTTGGGTAATGGCTCAGGATGACATGTCAGGATCTACTGCCGTTTAAGGAGTAACACATGCTAGGTTTCAGCCCACTAGCGTCTGCCCCACTAGCGGATACTGGGGCTGTTGCAGGAGTAACTTTACAGGGTAGCTCTTCTTTAGTTGCGTCGAGCACCCTTTCTTCTGTAGGTACAATAAAAACTTTTGGATCTGCAAGTCTAGCTTCAACAAGTAGTAAACTATCTGTAGCCTTTAAAAAACTAAATGGTAATTCAAACTTAGTTGCTTCAAGCACTATATCTTTTGATCCATTAGTAAAAAGAAATGCATCAGCTAATTTAATTAGTTCGAGCAGTTTACAAGCAGAAGCAGTTCATAAAAAACTTGCTAGTAGTTCTTTAACTGCTTCATCTACTTTAAGTTCTTCTGCTAGTAGAACTATTAATGTTAGTTTTACAGGGGTAAGTTCAACTAGCTTACTGTCATCAGCCACTGTTCAAGTTTTTGGCAGTGAGATGTACATTAAGCAAAACGGTACATGGGTTCTTGTTCAGGCAGCTTATGCAAACGATAATAGTTCTTGGGTCGAACCTCTTGCTATTTACTACAAGGACGGTTCTAACTGGAGACGAGTTCTGTAATGTCAACACTTATTGATATTCGTACAGCGGCTGAAAGTGATTTAGTTACATTTATTAAACTTGTAGCACCTGAACAAGTCTTAGGTCAGTGTCACGAGGATGTCTGTAACTGGTGGACAAGACCTGATTATAAAAGTCATCAGCTTCTTTTGTTTCCCCGTGACCACGGAAAATCAAGATTAATTGCGTTTCGTGTCGCTTGGGAGTTGACAAAGAACCCAACATTGCGTATACTATACATATCGGCTACAGCCAATTTAGCTGAGAAACAATTAGGATTTGTCAAGGGTATTCTAACATCTGAGATTTATCGACGCTACTGGCCTGAGCATGTTAATGCTGATGAAGGTAAACGGATTAGATGGACTAACTCAGAAATTTCTTTAGACCACCCTGCACGTAAGAAAGAGAATGTTCGTGACCCTTCTGTATTTACTGGTGGCCTCACTACTTCCCTTACTGGAATGCACTGCGACATTGCGGTATTGGATGATGTGGTTGTTTATGAGAATGCCTATACAGGAGAGGGTCGCAATAAGGTAAAAAGCCAGTACTCTCTGTTGTCATCTATTGAAGGTGCTGAAGCTCGTGAGTGGGTAGTGGGTACAAGGTATCACCCAGCAGATCTCTACAATGATCTACTTCAGATGACAGAGGATCTGTATACTGATCAGGGTGAAAAGACAGGCGAAGAAAATATCTATGAGGTATTTGAGCAACCAGTAGAAGCAAGAGGGGATGGAACAGGGGAGTTCCTTTGGCCTCGTAGCCAACGTAAAGACGGTAAGTGGTTTGGCTTTGACATGAAGATCCTTTCTAAGAAGAGAGGCCAGTACTTAGACAAAGGGCAGTTCAGAGCACAGTATTACAACGATCCATCAGATCCTGACAATGTTCCTGTAAGTCCAGATAAGTTTCAGTACTATGAACGCAAGCATATCCGTGAAGAAAACGGTTATATGTATTACAGAAATAACCGACTAAATGTATTTGCAGCAGTTGACTTTGCATTTAGTTTAAACAAACGTGCTGACTATACAGCTATAGTAGTGGTAGGAATAGATGCCGACAACAACATCTACGTCTTGGACATCGATAGATTCAGGACTGACAGAATCTCTGATTACTTTGAACACATCTTACACTTGTCCAACAAGTGGTCCTTTAGAAAACTCAGAGCAGAAACAACCGTTGCTCAAATGGCAATCGTCAAACAACTCAAAGAACTTATCAAGCAACATGGACTAGCCATTAGTATAGATGAGTTTAGACCTAATAAAAGTCAAGGTAATAAACAAGAACGTATCTCATCGATACTAGAACCTAGATACGATAACATGAGCATATGGCACTACCGTGGGGGTAATGTTCAAATACTAGAAGAAGAACTATCTTCACGTAATCCACCGCACGATGATGTAATAGATGCTCTTGCTTCAGTAGTAGACATGGCTGTTAAACCAGCTAGGAATGCAAGAAGAGCTAACAATAGTAATAACATTGTGTGGGCAAATAATAAATTTAGGGGTAGTCGTTAATGGCTGGCGAAACATTAGACTTAGACAACATTATTAGTCCTGACAACATGGCTGTTCAGATTTCTGAACGGTGGGTTGAATGGTCTACTCTGCGTGATAAAAAGGTTGAGGAGTGGAAAGAACTCCGAAACTACTTATACGCTACGGATACTACGACAACTAAGAATGCTATGCTTCCTTGGTCTAACAGTACCACTACTCCCAAGCTAACTCAAATCATGGATAATCTCCATGCTAATTACTTCTCAACCTTATTCCCTCAGAAGACATGGTTTAAGTTTGAGGCTAAAACTCGTGAAGATAACATAAAGGTAAAACGTGATGCTATTCAATCTTACATGGAAAACAAACTTGCCCAATCTGATTTTGTCAACATTTCCTCAGATCTGTTATACGACTACATTCAATATGGGAACTGCTTCGCCACAGTCACATGGGAAGAAAACTACCAAAGTAAAAAAGACGACAGCCTCGTAGTAAACTATATCGGACCTAAGTTAGTCCGTATCTCACCCTTTGATTTATGCTTTAATCCAACAGCATCTTCATTTGAAAAATCTCCTAAGATTATTAAGTCAATTAAAACCTTAGGTGAAGTTCGTAAGATGATTGAGTCAGACCCTAGCAAAGAATACATGCAAGGGGTCTTCCAAAAGATGGTGAATGCTAGGGCTGCTGTCAAAGGTTCAGAAGAACAAGCTAAGTCTAACGCCTACCTTGCTGATGGGTTCTCATCTATTCAGCAATACTATGATTCAAACTATGTAGAAATCCTTACTTTTTATGGAGACTTCTACGATAGTCTGACAGATACTCTTTATGAAGATCGTATCATTACAATCGTAGACAGAGCATACGTTTTAGATAATCAGGAGAACCCTAGCTATCTTGGTCATGCTCCTATCTTTCATGCGGGGTGGCGTCCTCGTCCTGACAACCTCTATGCTATGGGTCCACTAGATAATCTTGTCGGTATGCAGTACCGTATTGATCACCTAGAAAACCTAAAGGCTGACGTATTCGATCAGATCGCTTACCCTATTATTAAAATCAGGGGTGATGTAGAAGACTTTGACTTTGCACCTGCTACCCGTATATACATGGGAGAAGAGGGTGACGTAGGTTACTTGGCTCCTGATGTAACAGCCTTGAACGCTGACCTGCAAATTAGGGCACTAGAGGACAAAATGGAAGAGATGGCTGGTGCACCCCGTCAAGCTATGGGAATACGCACAGCAGGGGAGAAGACAGCCTTTGAGGTACAAACCTTACAGAATGCATCCTCACGTATCTTTGAACATAAGACAGCACACTTTGAGAGAGTATTCTTGGAACCTATTTTGAATGCTATGTTTGAAGTATCAAGACGTCGAATGAATATAGCTGACACAGTTCGGGTATTCGACAGTGCAGCTAATGCTATTATCTTTAGAACTATAACTAAAGATGACATTACAGCTAATGGTAAGATCGTAGCTATGGGGGCTAGACACTTTGCTGAACGTGCTCGTAGAGTACAGAGCCTTACACAGCTTTACCAATTAAAACTGCAAGACCCAACAGTTGCAGCCCACATGTCAGGAAAAGAGTTTGCCCGTATACTCGCAGAAGAGTTAGGCGAAATGACATTGTTTGGGGAGAATATCTCAGTTCAAGAACAACTAGAAACACAGTTACAAGTCCAAGAAGCTGAGATGGAAAACCAAGAAGTATTAGCACAAGCACAGGAGCTAGGATTATAATGCCAAAGAACAAACCTTACGGCGGTAAAGCCAAGAAAAAAGAACCAGTTAAAACTATGAAAAAGATGGTAACAAAGAAGAAAAAGTAATGAAATCTTCTTGGTTCAAAGATTGTAAGACAAAGGAAGAAAAAGCTAAAGTTAGTCAAGTGCTTTCATCTAACAGAGAAAGCCTCCTACGTCTTGAAGTAATTCTTGAGTCTATGCTTGAGAATAGACCGACTACGATGGACTACGATTGTCCTTCTTGGTCACACAAAGTAGCTGATCGTATCGGTTACAACAGAGCACTAACCCAAGTGCTTGACATTATCAACTTAGACAAGGAATAAAATTATGGTATTTACTGACAGTGCTGCAACCAAACAGCCTGAACAGAACGCAGAGCAGACACAGACAGAAGCCTCACCACAGACTTCTTTTCTGGATAAACTCGTAGAGACAAAGGGTGAGAATTGGCGTGACCCTGAGACTCTTGCTAAAGGTAAACTTGAAGCAGATGGCTATATTAAGAATCTTGAAGATCAATTAGTCCAAATGCGAGAGGATATGAAGAAGCAAGATTATCAAGCCGATCTTCTAGCCCAACTCCAAAATAAGGCCACTGAAACTACCACAGTGAATAACGGAGAGTCCAATAATAATAATGGTAGCATTGACACACAGAATACCACTGGAGTTGTTGATGAGGATACTTTGAAGAGCCTTGTTGAAAAGACACTTACTCAACGAGAGAAAAATAGCACTGTACAGCAGAATCTTTCTCAAGTTGATAAAGAGTTAGAAAGTTCTTTTGGTACTGAAGCGGCGGCTACAGTCCAGAAAAAAGCTGAAGAACTAGGTATGTCAATGGATCGTTTACGTGACATTGCATCTGAATCTCCTTCAGCATTCTTTACTCTTATCGGTCAACCAGAAAAAACCTTTAGCCCTATGGTTCAAGGTTCGGTTCGTACTGAGGGTGTCAACATGCAAGCCTCGGCTGATAGGAACTGGTCTTACTACCAGAATCTACGTCGAGAAAATCCTAATCAATATTATTCACCTAAAATTCAACAACAACTTATCCAAGATAAGATGAAGATGGGTGATAAATTCGGCAACTCATAGAAAGGACTAGCAAATGGCTGGTATGATTTCATCAAATGCGGATATGCAAAGGCTTATCCGTTCAGAGGTTTACTCCTCAGAACTAAAAGACATCCTTCGGGATGAAATGCAAGCACAACGGTATGTCCGTATGCTAGAAGGTTTTCCTGACGGAACAACCTTTACAATTCCAACCATCGGAGAAACAACTGCGTCTAACTATACAGAAGACAATGCTGTTTCATACGTTCCTATGGACACAGCGGAGTTTCAATTCACGATTGATCAGTACCTGCAATCAGCTTCTTACCTTACTAAGAAAGCTTCTCAGGACTCATTCTATGCTGCTCAATTAGAAGCTCGTTTTGTTCCTGAACAAGAACGTGCAATCATGGAGCACTTTGAGGCTACTACATTTGCCTCGCCTGAAGTTGGTGTTGCAAACAACGCACAAGAACTTCAGAACGGTATTGCTCACCGTATTTCAGGCGGTAATGCCGGTAAGTTGGAACTTTCTGACTTTGCGTATGCTCGTTATACGTTGAAGAAAGCCAATGTTCCTGATCGTGGAATGGTTGCAATTGTTGATCCATCTGTTGAATACCAAATCAATACACTGACGAACCTTGTCAACGTGTCTAACAACCCAATGTGGGAAGGTATTGTTCGTGATGGTGTAGCAACAGGTATGCGTTTCGTAGCTAACGTATATGGTTTCGACGTATATACATCTAACTACTTAAAAGCAACAGTAGCTGATACAGCCTTGAAAGAAAAGGACAATTCAACTACTAACGCCTTTAACTCAACCAATGGTGTAGCTAACTTGTTCTTCTCATCAGATGCTAGTGCTAACCCATTCGTAGGTGCATGGCGTCAAATGCCAGAGGTAGACTACGAGTACAACAAGGACTACCAACGCCACGAGTATGTAACTACTGCTCGTTATGGTGTTAAGAAGTATCGTCCAGAAGGTATTGTTACTATCGTAACTAAGCCTGGTCTATAATAAAATTAAAGGTGGCTCCTTCGGGGGCCATCTTTTCTCTTGACAACACTTATATTTATATGTATAATACTTAAAACACTGGCAGAGGTCTCTAATGGTTAACGTACAACATAATGCACTTACAGGTAATGACTTACATGAACCTAAAGGATTAGCAGGTACTTCCCACAGTGGTCGGGTATACGTTTCTAATGGTAGTGCTTCAGGGGCTTGGACAGCTAGACAAGATTTAATTACCGTTCACATCCACGATATTTCAACAGCAACAGACATTTATGTTCCTATTATAAATGCAGGTACAGTTTCTAAACTTCAGACAGTAACTTCTGCTGCAATAGCTGGGTCAGATTTAATTATAACAGCTTATAACTCTTCTAGTGCTTCGATGGGAAACTTAACGGTTACTCAGTCAGGGTCTGCTGCGGGGGATGTAGATGAAAAGTTACCTACTTCAAACAACACAGTAGCGGCAGGAAGTTACATTAGGATTAATAGCAACGGTGGCCCTTCAAGCCACGTTGATGTAATGCTTATTATAGCCGTGGATCGTACATCATGAAGACAACTCTTTTACAAATTGTACAATCTATTTTGTCAGACATGGATTCTGAAGATGTCAATAGCATTTCAGATACCGTTGAGGCTCAACAGATTGGGTCAGTAGTAGAGGATACCTACTACAATATTATTGCTGCCCGTGAGATACCTGAGCACAATAAGCTGATGACATTGACAGCTATGGCTGACTCAGCTAAACCCACTCACTTCAAGTACCCTACTAACACAAAGCACATTGATAGAGTAGAGTATAACGTAGGGACTGTGTCTAAGAAAGACTTTGCTGAAGTCGCCTTTGTTGATCCAGTTTATTTCTTAGACAACATGGATGAATCAGGTTTACTCGTAGAGACTTACGATGGTAACTTAGACATCTTTGTCGGAACAACCACAGCCCCTAGCTATTACACATCATTTGATGATGAGTATGTTATTATGAACTCTTACGATAGTGCTGTGGATACAACCCTACAGTCATCTAAGATAAGAGCCTTTGGTTCTGTGTACCCTACGTTTAGTCAGACAGATTCTTTTGCACCTGACCTAGACAACACATTGATGCCCTTGCTTTTAGCTGAAGCTAAGTCAACTTGTTTCTCACTGTTCAAAGGGGGTTCAGACCCTAAGGTTGAGCAGGCTGCTCGTCGTTTAAAGTCTTACGTTATGAATGATCAGTATAAAACTAAACGTCCTAACATTAGGAATTACTACGGAAGACATTAATGATTGAGTACGAACACGATACAGAAAACCAATACTGTTTGTGTAAATCAGATAAGTTACTAGCTGAAGTATACATTGAAAAAGAAGTTGGTGGTTATAGGTTTTTCACTATTCGTTATCAACGTGGGCCAGTTCCCAAAGAACTATCAGGTAGATACACGAACATACCAGCAGCACAGAATGCCCTAGAACGGTACTTGCGGAACAAACCTGTTTCTAAAACTAAACGGGTAAGAGAGTACGCAGACCAAAGAGAGATGGAACGAAATGCCGCAAAGTCTAAATCAAAAGGCAGTTAATAACTTTATTAAAGGTTTGATCACTGAAGCTGGTGAGATGACTTTTCCTGAAGGTGCCTCTACAGATGAGTTGAACTGTGATTTACGGCGTGATGGTACTCGTAGGCGTAGACTAGGCGTTAAGCTAGAGGATAGCCACGTTTTAGAACCTGCTACCCAAGCTGCTTTAAATGGCACTAAACCTTTGTCTAGCTTTACTTGGAAGAATGTTGCAGGTAATCCTGACATAGAATACCTTGCAGTTCACAACGGACAATTTGTTATCTTCTACGATCAAAGTGCACCTCCTTATTCTGGAAAGTACTTAGGGTTTGTTGATTTAGCTGATGTTGATACTAGTCCAGCCTATACGGGTATGGACAAACAAGCAAACGCACTTTCATTTTCTTCTATTAATGGTTTATTAATAGGAACACACGCAACTATTGGAAATAGTTTTACAGTATCAGAAGAAATAGCTGCTCTTGTTGGCTCAACAGACTCTTCAGGTTCTGGCACACCAGCCGATATACACATAAGGGTTGAAAACCCTGTTGTAGGTTCTATTTTTACTATTACAGGGACGAACGCATCTGGACAAGTTATTACAGATAGTGTTACTACCCCTAGTGGACACAACACTCCTTGGACGCCAGCAGTTCAGACCTTTGCAACTGTAAGAAGTGTAGAATTATCTGGTAATAGTATTCTAACGGGTTATGTAAGAGTAGGTACTGCAAGCGATACAGATTCTATTGTTAATTTAACAGCGGGGTTAGGCATTGGATTTGCTAAACTTAATGGTGTTTCTACAGGAGTTAATGGTCAAGATTATTTTAAAATAGAAAAAATAGATTTTAAGACAAGAGACTTTAGGTACTTTACGACTGACTTAAAATCTTTATACAAAGAAGAATCTTCAACATATTCTATAGAGATAAGTGATGCCCGTAGATATGATACATATAATTCAGGGTGGGTATCTAAAAGTACGGGAAGAACTTCTGGAAGTACTGAACTTACAGCTTATGACTACTACAGACTTCAAGCCAACACGTCAACTTTATTTCCTCCATTAACTCACCCTTGGTTTTCAGGTAAGAATACTTCGGATCAGTTTGATATAGCTGAGTGGAAGAAAATAGACGGGGGTACTTCTCTTTCAGGAAATGGACACTTTGTATTAGACTTTTTTGACAACGGTTCTAGAGAAAGGGAAGTTATTAAAGCAGACACAGGTATTACAGGTAATTTTATTATACCTCCTTCAGATTTATCTGGGCCTATTACAGAGCCTATAAATTCCCGTTGGAGAGCTTGTGAAGCTTTTTCAGGAAGAGTTTTCTTTGCAGGTTTAGATGACCCCGAATACGGTGGTTCTATTGTATTCTCTAAACTTATTGACTCAAGAGAAGATATAGGCGTTTGTTATCAACAAAACGATCCCACCTCTGAACATTTATCTACTTTGCTTCCTACTGATGGTGGCATGATTACCATACCTGATGCTGACAAAATACAAAGACTGTATGCTTACCAGAGTTCTATCTATGTATTTGCTGAGAATGGAGTCTGGCAGATAAGTGGTGTTGATGGGGTATTTAAAGCTGATGCTTATTCTGTCAACCGTGTAAGCCGTGTGGGTATTCTTAATGCTCAGAGCTTTGTGGCTGCTGATGGTGCACCTTTCTGGTGGTCACGTTACGGTATCCACACACTTAGCACTGATCCAGTGTCAGGTCAAGGTGCTGAACAGAATATTTCTGTAACAACTATACAGAGTTTCTGGGATAGTATTGATGCTGATGCTAGAGAAAAAGTTATTGGTAAGTTTGATCCTATTAACAAAAGAATATACTGGGGCTATCCTAACAAGGATGCTTCCCCTGAGTATAAAATAAACAACTTTTTAATACTTGACATAACTCTTGGTGCTTTTTACCCTTGGAAAATTGAAGACAAAACATCTCAACAGTATGAATCATTTATTGTGGGCTTTGAGTTTTATTCAGGTTTTGGTTCAGATGAATTAGTTAGAGATGTTAGAAATGGGACTGATGGGGCAGATGATGTTGTAGTAGGAAGCGATGATGTTGTCTCAACAGCTATAAACTACCACAACACAGGTGATCCAAATATAATTCTACTTGTTAGTGCTACTGCTAACCAAATACCTAGTAACAGACTTACTATGGGTTCTTTTTC